TACCGAGTCCCTGAACAAGTATGACATGATAATAGAGATTTGCTCCGAAGATGTTGTCAACAACACCATAACGAGTAAGCAAGCCAACACGTGGTGCGAAGTCGTTAGGACCAATGGTTCTCTGTACCATGACAGGAATGTAAGGACAATAGATGATACCAGTATCGTAGAATTCAGGACCTTTGTATCCAAGAAGAGCATACTCAATAGCAGCGGTGCGTGTAGCACCGTTTGTAGTGTAAGTTTGCTCGTCGTAGACGTTAGAGTTCTGAACCTCTGTACGAGTATCGCGGTAAACGCTGAATCTCCCACCGAGTGAACCAACCTTTGCAATGCCAACAGGCTGTGTATTTACGTCACCTTGTACAGGTACCCACTGGAATTCAGGGAGCATCTCAAGGATAGCAGCTACACGAGGTGTACAAACAATAAAGTTTGCAGCACCACGTCTGTTACGCACGGCGATTCGATTGGCTTCGATGATAAGACGCTGATAGAAGTCTCTATTACGCTCTACTAACCAACGACCATCTGCAGAAGCAGGTGACCAGAAGGAGAATCCTTTATTAGCTCCAGCATTAAGAGCTGACTGAATCATTCTCATGAGCATTTCACGGTCGATCTCAGCTTGAATTTCGTATGACATAGCATTCGTAATTTCAGCATCGATATCGATTCCGTTCATGTTCTTAAGATCTTGCTCAAGCTCAACGGACCAACGTGCACCAAGGCGGCGTGTGCCGGCCTCAACAGCGGTCTTCTCGAACTTAACCTCAACCTGAGGAATGTTTCCAGTAATCTCAAAAGCGGATAGGATCTGTGCAACACCTTGATCTTGATCAGCGAATGACCAGTTAGAGTCATCACCAGACAAGCTGTATGACGAAGCACCGGTAAAACGTGTATCAAGGAGTTGATAACCAAGCTCATCTGCATTAAGACCGTCAACACCAGTATAGTCATTTCCAGCACCACCAGTACGTGCGCCAGAAGACGCACCTGCAGGGGTGTTTGGAGGAGTACCAGGACCGGTGAGGGCGCCGTTCTTATCAGAACCATCGACACCATAGCCGAGGTATTCATTCTGATAAGCATAACGGAGAGCGAATGCAAGTCCAACAGGACCTGACATAGGCTGCACGCCAACGATTTCGTTAGTAATGAGCTCAGGGAACGTACGACGTATCATCGGGATAAGTACCTTAGGAAGACGAGCGTCTCCTGCTGCGTAGTTGTCTCCGGAATTGATAGTACCGTCAGTCGGGTTATAAATACTCGACATGGTAGCACCTTTTCCGAAAGAACCTCCACCAACAGAGGACCCCTCCTCAACACACCATCTTTCTTGGTTCTCAAGAAGAATAGCAGTATTCAAGCGGGTATGATCGTCTTCGATGGGCTTAACACTATCAGACGAGTATTCAAGAACAGGTGCCCACTTCTCAAGAAGTGAATCTGCTCTATCTCTATCGATAAATGATTGCGGTTTATTCATATTAGACGTTTCCTTTCATTTTTGCCTCATGGGATCTAGTCCCAAGTTACTCAGGTGTCAAGCACCTCGTTGTTCAGGGGAAAAAATTACTTATGGACGCGTTTTAACTCCTCTAAATAGGGGTTATGTGCGCCTTTTGGCTTTTCTTTCTTAGAAATTATTCGTGGGGCATCTGTTTTAACTTTGCGTTGTACAAATGCTTCTTCTTTAATCACCTTAATACGCTCATTCTCTTTTTTGTCAAAGAGTTTAGCGGTATATTCGAAGTTTTCTTCAATAAATTTAGGTGTCTTATCACTTAAAATCTTTTTCAAATACTCTTTCTTCTTATCTGATATACCTGCAGTTTTTGTCTCGAGCAATAAATCTGCTTTGTTTTTATGATACGCCTCTTTTAAAAGGTTATTTTCTTTCTCCAATTTATTCACTTGCTCTGTAAGTGAACTAATTTGCTGTTTTCCATCTACTACAGCTTCTTTAACTGATTCATTCATGAGTGATGAATCGACTGCTAAAACTTTTCTTAAATTGTTCAGAACATCACGCGCTCCACGATTTTGTGTAGCCTCAGTGATGGCCTTTGTAGGTACACTCTCTTGAATATACTCTTCAATATAATCAGAAATAGATTCAACGAGAGTATTTTTAAATTTACTAGCATCTGCGCCTAATTCTCTTTCATATTTCTTAACTACCTTAACTAGCTTAATAGCGTTGCTATGATCAATAGCTTCTACAACTCTTGTAAGCTTGGTAGAGTGATCTTTATCAATAGCTGATACAAGTTCTTGTAACTTTTCAGCATAAAGTTCATCTTGATTAGTTAATGCTGCTTCAACCTGCAATTCAATCTTCTCACTAATGGCAGTTTCTATGTCATCAATAGATTTTTCAGATAAAATCTTTTCAGCTTGTTCGGGTAATACGTTTTTATTCATAATTAAAAGAGTGGTTTTTCTGCAGCTTTACTAATCCTTGTTGTTATTTTGTCGTTAATAATGCTCTTTAAATATTTATGCGCCTCTGCATAATTTTTATTAGAAATATGCTCGATAAACTTAACAATCTTCTTTTTTCTGTTGGCCATAATATTATTTATTATATAGAGTTAATAAAAGTAAGGATTTTGTTACGCAAAAATGCATCTATGTCTTTTTTAGGTAACGTTTTAATTGATTTCTCAAAATTATCATACACTTCTTCATATTTATTATCATCTACCATTACCCATTGTTTGGATTCTAGTATACCATTTACAAAAGCCTTGGGGTATGATGGATCAGCTACACAATCAATAGCTACCAATTTCATGTTTGTAACTGTATTAAAGTCGGATCCTTCTTCTAATGTGCCTAAAGCACGTGATGACATGCCAACTTTAACACCATCATTGATTAAAGACCTAACTATTTGACCACATGGTGTTGTTAGTACCTTACTTTTACCATAAAACACGTTACCATCTTGTGTTAATTCAGTTACCATGTGACAAGCTCTCTCTAAATCTACATCAGCTGTTGTTGGGTGGTTAAGTTCACCCATTGCTCGTCCCGGAGTCACCATTTCTTCAATGTAACGACTAGCTTCTCTCTTTAATTCATCTAAAGGGTATAGTCTGTTGTTTCTGTTTATACCTTCGGCCATCATATACGGTCCCTTAATATAGAGATTTGAAGGAGAGTTTCTATCTACCTCCTCTTCAATATATTCAAACTCATCATTTACATCAGGTTTTTCGACAACCAGGTTCAGTTTTAAAGCCATAATATTATTTAATCATCTTTTATAATAAAGCTCATTTTCCGTTAAAATAATAAAGGAATACCCTCGTTTTTTACCGTATTTCTTTGCTGCTTCCCACTTAGCCTGGTTGGTAATGTATGCTTTTTGCTCATATATAATGTGTTGCTTCTTTTTATACTTAGTTGTAGGTTTAAGTGTTTGTTTATATGGCTTAATTTCTACCAAATACTTGTTAATTTCTGATCCTTCTTTAATAACTATAAAATTATCTACATAGTATCTATGCATTCTATTATCTAACGGGCTTCTATACGGCACTACAACGTTTTCGCTACCCCATTTTAATACATTTTCATTATTATCACAAAATCTAAAAAATTTTAACTCCAACCCCGACCTATAGATAGCACGTTCTCCTATAAATTTATCAATATTATTAGGTACAAAGATACCTTGACGCCATTTTCTAGGCTTTTTCATCCTACAAAGAACATTGTCGGGTCAGCATCACCGAATCCAGGTGATGCACCTTGTAGTAACTGAGCTTCTAATTCTTTCTTACGTTCGCTACCCTCTTGTAACATGTCATAGTTAAGCGCCCCGCCTCCTAGAAGTTGCACGCTGCCGAATTTACCCCTAACTCGGCCGATAGTCATCATGCTTAAGGCTAATGAGTATTCATAGACCCACTGCTCCATAATAACATCACGAATTGCACGCTCTAGATAACAAGCAACAATTCCATAGAACTTGCCCCCACTAGGTTGTGGGTATAATTGCATATATTGTGTACGTGGATCAAATTTTATGTCGCGCCTGGTCGCTAATAGCTTTTCTCTGGTATCTAACCACTCCTTTAGAGTATACCATGATACCAAATCAAATCCATAGTTTCCTAAAGCATAACTAAAG